CTTTTTTATTACGCGGCAGATAATACATCTTCCTCGTAATCAAAGTTGCCATCGTCGAGTGGAAGGACTGAATCATCCTTATCTATAACTTTTGTTCCACTTAATACGTTATTGACAATCCACGGATCGTTCCACTTCCAGAAGTTAATCATTCTTAACTTCTCTTTTTGCGAGCAATGTACAACTCCGTTTTTTAAATTCTTTATAGCAGGACTAGTTGTATATGTATACACATAATACGGTTTTTTATGTACATATATTATTCTACAATTATAGAATGAATCTAACTTCTTCATTCTATACATAGCAGAAGATACTTTATCGCCTTTATTTCTAGGATCATACATTAAAAATATATGATTATCAAGAAACGGACGATCAGCATCATAAAAGTATGCATCAACTAATCCTGATTCTGGCCCTATGTCATCAAACGTTATTTTATCATCTAACAAACATACAGCCGCATTCTTTACATGGCTCATAGGCTCAATTTTTCGGCTCCATCACCATCATAATAAGACTTATAATAATCCCATTTACCAGTTTCTTGATGCCATTTAATCTCAGCTAACGCTTTTTGAATTGTTTTACATCGACTATTAACTTGGTTCTCATCAAATTGAAACACTCGAATCTCATTTGTGTTTGTATCAATAGCAATTATATACCATTGAAATTCCCACGTTTCATCGAGTTGTTTAAAATGATTATATATATACCATTTAAGAGCCATTGTATAATAACACAATTGTCTTAAATAGTCATATTGTTCCATTGATTGTTCAAAACCATACACATGCACTGTTGTTTTTAAATCCATCAATGTACATATACGATTCTTAAAATCAAAATGAACAGAATCAAGTAAGCTTTTGCAAGCTATTTCTTTATGGTCATATGCATAGGCATTCCAGTTTATATGGAATTCGTGATGTAGTTCATCTTCTTGACTAACGTATTCGTTCTTAAGCAGCTTACTAGCTAGCTTGTGTTTCTGAATATTCTCTGCTATCGTCATAAGTTGATTAGATTGCCATTGAGTTATCATAATCCTGTTATCAGTCTTCTTAAACTCAATATAATCCTTCAACGTAGAGGCTATTTTAAGGCCTTCTGACAGCATTTTATCGTCAGTCTTTCCAACTATACTATAACACTTCTTATAAGCCTCTATAACGGCTTTATTTGGCTCTATTTCTGTACTATTTATCAACTCTTGAACAAACTTCTCCTGTTTATCAGAAGATGGCTTTGGTTTATCCCAAACCACATAGTCTTTCGAGAATTGTTCTGGCTGTAAAAGATACTCATGAATCATAGTTCCACGAGCTAACTGAGGGCCTTTATCACCCTCAGCTTTTCCAGTCAGCATATCGTGCAGATATTTTGGTCCTTTTTTCAGAAACCACCCAATCTCACTATTAGAGATACGAGTCATATCTGAATAATAGGAATCTTGCTCGTTATTCATTGTTATCGTACATTTCGTGATCTAAACGCTTAGTTTCTTGAACAATCTTTAAAGCTTTATGATAGTCATCCTCATTAATAGCTTTCTCAAATTCTGCGTGTAGTTTACGTATTCTTTTACGAAATTCTTCGTTAGTCATTGTTAAGTTTGTTAGTTCCAATATCTTTAACAGCAACTTCCATATCATTAATAATCTTGTTAACATTTATATTATTATCAGAATTATCATGGTTAGATTGTATACTGTTATAATTTCCATCTATATTCATTATAGACATAATGTCTTCAAATAACATATCTGGAAATATATTAATCTCTTTACAAATAGAGATTATATTATCGTAACTTTTTGTTTTTACGCTATTAAAAATCTTATCAGCAAGACCAATCTTGTTTGATTCATTTTCAATAACATCATTAACAATTTCTTGAATAGAACTAAGAGAAAGACCATCATAATGGATATAATAACGTATACGACTACAACGATTCTTCAGATTGTCGTCAAGATTATTAATGCTATTACACGTCATTATAGTCAACTTCTTAGGGCCAGGCTGTACACCATCTAATAACTTAAGAAGTTTATCTGTTTTCCAAAAATAAGTGTTTTTCTCAAGTTCGTCAAATAACAAACAAATAGGTTGTTCAATTTTAGCAAAGAATTCAACTGCACGTTGAACAGGATACTCTTCATCAACTATAATGATTGGTAATCCTGATTTCTTTGCCAAAACTTTACTGAACAATGTCTTACCAGATCCCTTAAGACCTTCAAGCAAGACTCCAACGGATTTATTAGAACTATTAAACGATTTAAGTATTCGTTCTTCAAGTCCTGTTCCTCCGTAAATCTTTTTAGGCAACGTTAATTCTCCATCTCGTAAAAGAAACGACTTATCTTCGTACTTATCGTACTTGAGATAATAGCAACGTCCAGCTTCAAGTTCGTATTCCAAACCTTGCGACTGAGGTGTAATAATGTTGCCTACTTTAACGAATTCTTTCATGATTTATTGCATTTAATGTCTTTAATCATTTCGTCTACCTCTTTATGATTATGTACGATGTACGTTTTACGCTCTAATCCTTCTGATTTAAATTTGTACAGAAACATTTTCCAGCGTAACGGAAAATCTCGTTGCAATCTTCCTTTACATTCGCACACAAAATCTTCTCCAATAAAATCTGGAGTATATTTTATATTACGGTATTTCTTCCCAAGGTAGTCAAAAGATGGTTGGAGTTCAAAGTGCTCTGGCTCATACTTTATGGGTATATGAGCTTGTTTAAAAGCGTTATATGTATAACCCTCTAAAGGACTTTTAAACTCTATTCCATCAATTATAGGGTGCTTCAAATGAGTACCCCTAGGAAGCTCCTTCTTAATCTTTGCCGACATTTTGTATCAAAGTATCTTCATATCGTTTTAATGTTTTAGTTAACCACTTTTTCACAACCTCAAATCCGTTGTCTCTAACGGCATCTGATATATCTTTGGCTGCAAAATGTTTATGGACAAATAAAGCGTCTAAATGATGCTTTTTACTTAACTCACGAGCCATATGTACTCCTGTTTTGTCTCGATCATATAATATAAGTATATGTGTCCATTTCTCTCTAAGACGACTAAGAATATCCTCTGGTATAAATGTCGTTTCGCTCGAAGCTGCTATAGCATTAAATCCCATCTCATGAAGTACCATTACATCTTTCAGAGACTTTGTAATAATAAGAATATTTCCACCTTCCTGTGGTAATTCAGCTAACCCCTGGACGTTCCGATTTGTCAGATTGGTACGCCATTTAGTAAACTTGGAAGCTAGAGGACGATAAATCTTAAACTTATCGTCAACTTTATATGCATACATAGGATTAGAATCTTTGTAGGTTCCTCTGACGACTCTATTACAAAGAAAATATTTAATACTAAAAACCTTATACAGTCTTAATGTTGATGTACTTATATGAAATTGCTTCCAATACTTTTTATCAACTTCTGTAAAAGGCTGCCTCACTATCCCAATATCTACTTGCCCTGAATCCACCGAGGAGCCATACGTATTTCTACGCGGAATCTGATTAGGATTCGTTTTACGGACGATGCGAAGTAGTTCTTGTTCAAGTTTAGGTCTATCAACTATATGATTATATAGTTTAACAAACGTTAGAGCGTTACCTGATGTTCCAACTCCAAAGTCTTTAAAAAACAATCGCCCATCCTTCTGAAATATACAGAAAGACGGGTTCTTATCATCAGACCTTAAAGGACTGTTCATCAGTTTTCCTATCTTGAAATCTCCAAGATAGTACGAGAATATTGTATAGTCATCTAACTTATTCAACAAGTCTCTAAGACTCATTGTTATCGCAGTTCTTGTGCTATACATAATCTTAAGATTAATTGTACCGTATGCAGGACTCGAACCTACTCCACATTATAAGTGTGATGCTCCTTGACGCAATAAGCGTGATTTAGCAATACGGTTTATTGGTTCGTTTAACTGGCACGAACCAATGAGCCTCGATAGACTGGATTATCCAGCTCCACCACTGACCATTTATTCTTATCCTTCTCTTACAGGTATTCCCAATGATCTCTGGAATTAGAATGGTAGGTTGTCAGCACCTGTTTTCGCAGTTTCCTGAGTACTATTTCCAGTAAGAGGGTCTGCAGTCTTCTCGTTATCAGCAACGATTGTACGCTCGAAGTTATCGCGAGCAAACTGCTTAATCTGCGAATCTTTCTTTTCAACAGTCATCGGTTCAACAAAGATACCGTTATTTGAGACTTTAGTATAATTATTCTTATCAAAGATAACCTTAAGGCGAAGAGGTTTCTTAATAGCTATCATTGGGTCTAACTTTGCCTTAACCCAATCAATCATAGCTTTAAACGTTGGAAGTTCTACATCTTCGCGTTCTGTATAAAAACAATCAAGAATCTGAAGTATACGACCAAACTGTCGATTATCTGCCTTTTGAAGATCGTCGTCAGTCTTAATGAACTGGCCTTTGTTATTTTTCCACTCTGTCGTAGAAGCAACCTGTCCTTCAGCGTTCTCAAATACTATTTCTAAGAAATCTAATCCTGTTGGAGACTTCTTAACATTTACTTCTTTAAGGTAAACGTTCTCATTTATACCAGCTGGCATATAAGTGCCACCTTCGTTGTTACTAATAACTGCAGTCTTAGTATTAAACATAATCTCTACTTTTATTCGTTCTTATAAATCTTATTCCAATACGTGGTTATCGTACCGTCTTCATTACCGGTTGCAATAATAATATCTTGACCACGCAGATGAGGCGCTCTTGCCTCTTTTATCGTTCCATCACCACCTTTGAAGCTAATATGTGTCTCGTTACCTTTACGATAAACGTATCCAACAGCATCAGCTTCTCCGCAGATAATAGAAGATAGTTTTCCGACTAAATCAAGAGCCATTTCACTGAGTTCTTCTCCATTCTGTTCTATCTGTACATCCTTAACATGTCCAACGAGTATAAACTCATCACACAAGTCTTTGAACATATCGATAATTTTACGAACAGCTTGGCGAATATACATATATCCACTTCCATTTGGAAGCAAACGAACATCTGTACCCTTCCAGTTTTTGCCCATAGGCGTTTGACGATACAAAATCGCTGCGTATGGGAGACAGATTTCTTCCAAACGAGTAGCATTATCAATAGTGATATGCTTGTAGAAATTATGCCCTACTTCAGTGTTCTTAGCTCTAATGGCTTGAGCAATCTCTCCTAGTTCATTAACACTACGTGCTTGTACAGCCATAGCATCAATAAATGTTGATCCTCCTTCTAGATCTACTATTAGATTATTATCTAATTGTGCTAATGCACTGGTCTTTCCTGCTTTAGGACGACCATATAGAATCATAAAATGAGGATTAGTTGAGGTTGCTGGAACCTTACTTGTAGGTAATGTTACCATGCTTTATAAGTCTTTTAATGGTTATATATAATAGATTAGGCAGCAAGCTTAATTGCAAAATCAATGATGATCTTCTGCTTCTTAGGAGTAATATAATTCATAAGAGCAGCAGAGTCGTCAAGACTGAGAAGATGATCATTAATCATAATCTCATCACCATAGATATACAGCTTAGTGCCATCTGGAAGCTCAATCTTAATATAGTCATCACTATAGCTATCACTAGCCTCGTAATACTTACTAAGATAATTGATCGCGTCAATCAAAGTGTTAATCTTTGACTCCTTCTTCGCGGTCTTCTTACCAGTTAAGAATGCAATAAACTTATTGGTCTTCTTCGGAGTGATAATCTCGGCGATGCCAGGATTCTTGTTAGCTACAGAAGAAAGTATAAGGTCATCAAGGTCCTTAGAATAATCGTGAGTGTTTGTGTCATCGATAGTACCAAAAGTTGTTGCAAAAATATCGTTAAAGAAAGTGTTCTTGTTAATATTATTCTTCTTAATGGTATATGTATTGTGTGTCATAAAAATCAGCCTTAAATTGTTTAACGTTGTCTAACGTCAAATTTCGATCAAATTGTTGTATCGTAGGTCATTCTCAAATTCGATTATGCAAGGTTCTCCTGCATCTCGATTTTTTAAAATATGCATGAAAACCTTATGAGAAGTAGGTAGTTTATTTGGACCATACTCTTGAATTCCCAACAACTCTGGTCGATGCAATGCCAGAACATAATCTGAGCCCTGGAATATGGCGTCAGACGATGATAAGTCGCTTCTCATTGGATAATGTGCCAATGGGTTATTAATCCTTTCTGGCTGTTCTATATTTCTATTCATCTGAGTTAATACAATAACACTTGTTAGTGGTAATTTCTTAACTTGTATAAAGACTTGAAGTAGGTTGCTTATTGTCTCTATTACAGTACCTTCACGTTTGGTCAATAATGCATGATCATACATGATGATAAAATGTTTATTAGTACCTTTTACGTACTTATTATAGAATGCCATAATTGTCTCCTCAACTTGCTTGGAAGTACCAGGATTGTCCACAAAGTAGATTGGATACTTCTTTAGCTGATTAGCTACTGTGACGACCTTATCGAAGGTTTTGTCGTCCAGGTCCTTTTCAGAACTATACAATTCAGAAGTCGTTTTCTTGAGCTTATTCGAAAGCGTCCTTCCAACTTGCCTAAAGTCAACCATCTCTAACGAGAAGTTGAGAATAATAATGTTTTCACTCGGATTAAGGTCTATGATGTCAGTTGCTATCTCATTACCAAAGCTTGATTTTCCTGATCCAGAAATACCAGCTATAGTATAGACAGTATTCGGTTCAATTCCTCCCATACACTGCTTATTAAACTTAGGCCATCGCGTTTTAAGACTGACTATTGAGTGATCTCTTCGTCCAGCAATATAAGTTATAGCTTCTTGCGAAACTTCACTCATACTGCGAATCTTTAACGTATTATACGATGTTTGTTCCATAAGTATTATTAGCAGTTTCTGTTTGGTCTTGCATTTCTTCCTCAGATTCTTCCCACTGATGATCAACTAACCATCTCCACATAGTCTTCATATACGATATTTTGCCTGACTTCATTTTTTTATCAACTTCGAATCTAAGACAATCATTGATATGTTCGGCCATAGCTTTACTTTTACCAACGTATGTATTATAAAGATGTCTGCATTTATTTACATTAGCCCTAAGATAGGATTTTACCCCATCTGGTCTAAGTACATAAACTGGGTACATATCATAGAAAAGATCAAAATAATCTTTAGGTGGCTCCATAAACTTAAGCAGTTTAGGAGTTGGTTGATATGTAATTGAATTCCCTCTCGCTATCGAGGTAATAAGTCCCTGAGAAACTAAGTATGATATTTCATTGTCCGTGATTAGGCTGACAATCTTTTGGACATCTTGATTTGGTTTGTGATTCTTGTCTAATACCATACTTAGGAATACCAACTGATTCATATTTAACGCCGGCTCTATATCAGCCAGCTTAGTATCTAATTCAATAATCATCTCTTATACTCGAAGGTTAACGATTTGGTTATCAAAAGAGTTCTAATTGTCTACATACTAAATTTTCTATTATTTTTCTCGCTTGACTAGAATAGTAGCGATAGTTAATTTTTCTGTTTTCAATTGGTTCTTTGTCGAATTTATTCAAGATTTTAACGTCTGTTGTTGCCAACAGATTAGAAACTTGTCCAGTTTCTTTGTTTTTCTTGTAAAGGTATCGACCACCTTCTGATGCGTAATATCGATTCATTCGCACTACAGGTTCATCACCATATAATACTTTGAATTTTCTATCAACGCGTTGTGTCATTAAAAAATCTCTAATATCTCTATCAGATTTAATAAACTCAGACACATCTTGTTTTGTTAAAAAGTAGTTTATCACAGCTTTCGGAATAACCAATGGCGCAAGGCCCTTTCCGAGTTTTGCTTCTGTGATAAACATACCTTTCTTTTCTATCAGTTTTGGATCCTTGGATTGAGAATATCCTTCTTTGACACCGAAATAGTCATTGACAGCGTACTGATAAAACGCTTCATAGTTATCAGTTTCGAAACCTAGTTTTGTAAGCTGCTCGACTTCATGAATAGCTTCCTGAATTCTACTCTCGTCGACTCTCTTTGCAACATACATAACGCCATCTGTATTGACTTGTACAATCCTACAATTCAATGCGAGTAATCGATCCACGAGCATTAGAAGTACTAATTGCCCATTTATACGTATCTTAAAGACCGTAAACGGATCGTACATCCAACTAGCTTCTTGCTGCATTTTCCCTGTTACAGAGTTTAACACAAGTTTTAGAGCTGTAGACTTGGTTTTTGCTCCACTATGTTTGGCCTCTATGCGCTCATGATAAACATGAGTGTAGATGGTCCAAAATTCTTTACCTAAATGGCGAGGCGCCCATCCATATTGTACTATGAATGAGGGATACATTGACGTAACATCAGCGTGACCAATGTATTCATCTTCCTTAGGAACGAAGATTTCTGGGGTATTAATAGAATGAATTCCACCAACACCAACAGAATAGCGTGTTTTCGAGATATAAAAACGCTTCTCGTACGCTTTTTGACCTTTTGGAATAAGCTCTTTTTTCGTTGGGACCACCTGTTGTCTCATCTCTTCCAAAACGTCTTGTAATATCGGATTTTTGTATTGTATGAACGGAAGAATTACATCTTTCAATGGAACGTAATCCATTGGAGAACGTAGCGTTTTGACATATTGCTTATCTAATCCTGTTTTCTTACAGTATTGATCAAGCAACATCTCTTCTCCGAACTTCACACTATCCATTGATAGCGCATTAATTCCGTATTCGTTTTCCATGAATAATCGTACATCAATCTCTCCTTTATCTTTTAATCGATAGAGAAGTTCTTCTGTACTATTAACATCATTCATGTTATATTCTATCATATTATCAATTTCTGAATCAGGTATCGGTGCATCAAAATCACCGTCATACTCTTGAACATTAGGATAGAACATTGTTATCTGCATTTCCTTTAAGCCTACTCTAAGCTTACTTGAAAACATCATTCTCAATAAGTCCATAGACTCAAAGTAATTCAGATATTGATAATGTATGAATCTATCTTTATCTTCTTTTGTTTTAGCTGATACTATAATATCAGACATGTGTTTAACAGAACTGCTTATAGCATTATAAGGGCTTGTAGCGAAAACTCTATAATATTCTATAAGATAGTTCATTATTAAATCATCATATCCTTTATTATTATAACCGCAAAATAGTTTTTTACTACTATCTATAAAAAGACTAAACAATTGATCATATTGGTTCTTACGACTCGAAATCTCAAATGTTTTTATCTCTTTAGTTTCAGTGTTTTTACAAGTACAACTAAAACAATTAGGAAAACTTTCTATATCATAGATCCATACGGTTTTGTTGTGAATTAACATGGTTCTATGACTCTTTGGTTAAGTTCGTGGAAGATAGGGGAGTCGAACCCCTGGTCTGCGAACATCTATTATAGTTTAGGCTGTCTACTCTTGTTCACTGTAATACTAACGTCCAATTGGCTAAGTTTCCCGCTATGGTTAATACAGTCACTTTTTTATTTAGACGATTATTCGACATTTTATGTCCTGCACGCCATGCTATAAAATCGTGTCGCATGTAGCTACCGTTGCTCCATTCTTCCAAATCCCGTTTACTCAGTGAAACGGGTAAAGTCTCCAGCTTACGATCTGGTGCATTGATTTGTTTCGATCCGTGTACTGCAATAGTCGCCTAACAGTGATCATGCCTTTACGTTCTACGCGTCCGTAGCCATTATCTTTATGCAGCAGAACTATATGTTTGTGTCATATTAAGAACTGTTCCTCCGCCTAATGTAAGTTGAAGACAGTTCTTATGACTTGGTAGAAGCACTCTACCTATAGTCTTTTCTGCATTCTGAATATAGCCATTAGACATATTTGGATGATGCTCATAATAAGCATCAAATATATCATAGGCTTTCTTCAGTATAGGGTTCATCTCGTTACCATAATAATCGTCATTAATATGATCAGCAAGATGTGTATAGTCTCGGACATATCCGATAATTCGTTCCTCCAACTTGTTATCTCCGGCTTCAAATCGGCCTATAACAGGAAGGTTAGTTTTGTCATACTTCGCACGTATTTTGTTACGTATGAACTCACGAGCGTTATGCTCACGAGTATTCCACTCAGTATCCATTAACTCAGGGAATAAGTCTTGCTTCTTCTGAGCGTCTGTAGGTTTAGGATGTTTCCGTACCCACTTTTCCATCTTATGATTCTCTAGTCGGATCATATACTGTTCAGCATCCATATGATTGACATGCTGTATCTTAATAGCGATTTGTCCCTGCTCACTTGGTATACGATATTTCTTCTTAGACAGAAGAACTACCCAAGTTCCAAATCCGCGTATAGCATTAAACTCTCCGCTTTTTTCTAACTCTGGTAATCTTGGATCCGATTCCCACGAAAGTATAGATTCATGATCATATACTTTTCCTTTGCTTAATAACTTAGGTTGAGGATGTTTAGGAATATCTTTCCATTTTGGCTTCTTGGTTGACTTAAATTTCTTAACCCAACCTTCGTATCCCATTAGATCTGGTATACCTATACGGGCTCGTGTAAGCACTTCTTTAATACAGTCAACGTTGCGTTCTCTGTTCTTGAATGGAAGCTCGAATGGTACCATATAGTCTAAAGCGCTTCCGCGATAATGACGCTTGTCTATACCTTTAGGTCGTGTATAGAACATGCTTTCTATACTACGATAAGGCAGTAGCCTAACGAACGTTTTACCTCGTTTAGTTGCTAAAAAGTTCAATAACTTCGCCTTAAACTTATCGGCCTGAATGTTGCGATTGCAAGCATGCCGATACATTTTGTCTTTAGCTACCTGTTCTTTATGAGTAAGGCCAGCCATTCCAAAAACCTTGTTAATACCATTCTTAATCTTTATATCGATGTTTGTTATATTCTTTTTCATTTTGATAATGAATTATAGGGTTAAACATTAGTTTTAAGGCCATTTTCAGGCCGTTCACGGCGTTTTCTCCTGGGTTGTGGTAGGTTAATCCAGA